CCTTTAGAAACAGCTATACTGCTTCTAGCTATTTTCCAAGCATTACCACCCCAAGCTACTTGAGTAGCACCTTCACTTATAGTTCCATTAGCTCTAGGTTCAGCCCATAAAGGCGACCAAGTACAAAAATTATTAGTAGGTGTGTCAGTCGCTTGATCTGCGGCTGTGATGTTGTATAAGTTGGCAAAATTATTACTGTTACCACTAACGTCTGCCCCAAGACTTGAAGAATTTTCAAAATCTAAGTAATACCCTTCATTACCAAATGTTCCTGTATATTCTTTTGGAATCCATATTCCACTATCTCCATCAAACTCGCCAAATTCTGTGGGTGCTAATTGCTGTCCATCTATTAAATATATCTCAGCAAAATAACCCGATTGTTGTCCAGCATCTTCCCACCCAATATAATGACTCATATTAAGTTCATAAATTCCTATAACATTATTTTGGTTTGGATAAGTTTCTGTTGACCAACTAGTAATTTGAACACCATTTACATAGGCTTTAATTCTGTTAGATGCTGTGCTTTGTGTAGTATCAAATGCAAACACAATATGATACCAAGCAGAAGTATCACGAAAAACAGCATTTGATTTTAAAACACCTGCATTGCTTACATCAGAAATCCACCTTAAACAATCATCATTAAAACCTATAAAACTTGTTGTTGCTCCTGCATTTCCAAGCCAACAAAAATGATTACCACTAGATTTTAATTCAGTCCTTTTTACCCAAAGAGATATTGTAGCTTTCTGTGTGCTTGTTGGTGTTCCTATGCTTTCAGATGCTCTTTGCATTCGTTCTGCGTTATCAGCTTCAATTTTTAAAGAGTTATCAATATCATACCCAGTAGATACACTTCCTCGATTAGCTGTTCTTTGTAAAGTTTCCATTAAAAATCCTCGAGATTAGGTAATATAAATCCTAGAAAAATCCAAACAGCTAAAAATATTTCGAGCATTAGCTTTGTGTTAAGTTCTGACTAATACCAATATTTTGCCATTTAGAACCATTATATCTAAAAGCATATATATCAGTTTTTGCATCTGTAGCAGTTTGTGTTGGAGTTACATCACCAACAAATTCAAAGATTGCATTCCAAGCTAAAGTATATGGTCCACTTGATGCGTGTTGTGCTACCTCAATACTAATAATAGCTCCCTCTACTGCATTACTTGGTGCAGATATTGTAGAGTTTTCTTCTAATAATAAAAAAGCATTGGCTGCTGCTGCTGCATCCCAAGATACAGTTCCGTCTGTTAATGCTACTTGAGATATGTTTGCAGAAGTTTGCGATGTTACAACGCCTGAAGTATTAAGAGTGCCATCTATATCTGTATTATCTAAATTAGCAGTACCATCTACATCTAAGTCTCCATTGAAATCAACATTACCTGCTACTGCAAGTGTGGTTGCCATATCAACCGCACCATCAATATCTACTACATCAAGATTAGTTGTACCATCTACATCTATATCTCCTGAAATATCTAATGCTGTGCCAATAAGTGTTTGAGTAAGTGTTATTTGACCATTAGCTGCTATTGTCATTGCATCTACATCTGATGCAGAACCAATGGTTTTACCATCACCAATAATTAAATCATCAGTTAATGTAACAATACCAGTTACCGCTAATGTAGAAGCCATATCTACAGCCCCATCAATATCTACTACATCTAAATTTGCTGTGCCGTTAACATCAATAGAACCTTCTAAATCTATATCACCATTAACAGTAAGATCATCTGTTACTGTAAGATCATCTTGTACTTTTAAATCTACAACATTAAGACTAGCAAAAACATCAACAACTGCTGCTCCACTTCCTGCTCCGTCTAAATAAACAACTTTTGTATCACCAGCAGGTATGGTTATATTAGCTCCTGAGCCTTGAGATATAATTATATTTTGTGAACCACTAGTAGCATTTTCTATAATTTGCACACGCTTCATGGTATTTGGACCAATAGTAATGGTACAAGCCGAATCTAATGTGCCTGTATATTTAAGGTGCATAGCTCTACCAGCATCTGCTGAACCATCTGCTACAGTTGTAGTATGAGTATCAGCATTAGTAGTAATAGCTTCTGTGCCTATACCTAAAGCCTCACCAATAAGTTCTAAATTGGTATTTGTGGATGTACCCCAAGTACCTGATTCATCACCAGTTGCTATTTCTTTTAATCTTAAATTATTTACATAAGTTGCCATATTATGCTACTTCCTTCCAATTTGGATTTTGTGTTGTACTAATTATAGAGTAATTAGGTGTTTGAGAATCGTCAATTAAACTCCAAACATTTACTCCTGTTAAATCTGTTGTTCCTTGATTTCCAGTTACATCTACATCTGCATTTGCTTGTGTTGTAATTGAATTTAATGCTGATGTACCTGCTAAACCTGTAACGCTAAGATTGTTGTTAGTGATTAAAGTTTCATCACCTAAGTTTAAAGTTGATGCTACCGCAGATACGCCTGTTACTGCTGCTGCATTTACAGATACACTTCCTGTTGCACCTGTTCCAGCTTGACCTGTAACTGATAAATTATTGTTTGTTACTAAGGATTCTGTACCTAATGCACTTGTTCCTGCTACACCAGTAACTCCTACATCACCACCAGCACTTACTGCAACTGATGTGATAGCAGTTGTGCCTACTACTCCAGTAACTTCTACAGGTATAGGATTTCCCCACCCAGCTTGACCCCAAGTGCCTCTACCCCAACCTGTAATATCAGCCATATTAAGCTATTCTTATAATTGCGTTAGATGCGTCTGCTGTTGGAAACTGTATAGTAAAATCACCTGCGGTTGATGTTTTATCTCCGCCAAATGCTAATATACATACTGCTGGATCACCTGAAGCTGATTCATTAAATATCATACAACCATTTGCAGTTACTGTTGCATTAGAAAATGTTAAATCTGCAAAATCAGTAAATGCAGTTGTGCCTGATGTTGTAGGATCAACTCTAGTTAATGATGCACCTTTGGCAGTATAGTTAGTACCTGATGCTTCATTTGAAGTTGTGTATGCAGTTGTAGATGCACCTAAAGAAGCACTACTAGTATAAAGTGCTAAGTTAAATGTATTACCGCCTGAGTTTTTAAAATTATGTACGCCTTCTAAAAGTTCTTTTTTAAATGATGTACACATAGCTTGTGAAATTGCCATTAAAGTCTCCTAATAATATCAGCCATATCTTTATGACCTTGTTTGTCTAATAAACCTGCTACAGTAGCTCTATCACTTGCTATAGCTTGTTTCATGTAAAGTAAAATAACTGTTTGTATAGATTCTTTAAATGCTTGTGCTTGTGCTTTCACCATAGGATCAGCATTATCACTTATACTAACAATTTTATTTACTATTCTTTCAGTCCAATATTCAGGACTTAAACCTTTATTTTGTGTAGTTTCTACAACTACATCACCTATTGTTGATTCTACATCTACAGTAAACATTATGTCCTTTGTGTTCTTACAACATCATCTCTATAAGTATCAACAGTATTATCGCCTTCGCCAAGATTTTTTAATCTTACTAAGGCTTCTAAAAATCTTTTTTCATATAAAGACATCATATCAGGATCACCTTTCATATATACATATGATTCAAGTAGTGTTCCATATAATAAAGCATTTTTTGCATTAGTTGAAAGCCATGTTGTTCCACTATCTGCACCATCTGTTATTGATGCTGGTCTATAAAAATAATGTAATTCAACAGAAAAATTATTGTTTGGCGTTGGTCCTACTATAAAAGTTGTATCATCAAATAAAGCATAATGTTTTGGTAATCCTACAGTAGTAGAATTAGGATATGCTTCTCTAATAAAATTTACATCTTTATATAATAAAAATGTTTGTTCATTTGAGTTTGTAAATGATAATGAAAAATTATCAAGAAAGTCAGATGGTGTTGCAAGATACTGATTTCCCGATGTAAATGTTCCGCTTACATTTTTTCTAAATACAGGAAGATTAATTGTTTTTAATATTCTTTCTTCAGCTTGTTTAATTAAATTAGGTAAATCAGAAACAAATTGAGTTTCTGTATTTTCTAAATAATTTTGCACTAAGTTTTTTAATTCTAAATATGTCATGTTGTATTTATCTGTGCTCCCATACCTGAATGATTTGTACAATAATAATATAATGTTGGAGCACCAGATGCTATTTCTATTTGTGAATATGCACCTGAAGAACCGGGTGTTCCTGAAGTAGTTACTCCTGTTGTATATTCTGAACCGCCACCATGTGTTCCATTAGGAGTAGTAGAAAATCTTAAAGGATGTCCACTATTTGAGGAATCAGATTGATCAAATCTATAAATACTACCTTCTGATAATGTTAAATTAACATAAGCAGCAGAAGTATAACCATTAATAGCAAATTTATTTGATGAGCCTACATTATAATAAGGATGATCTGAAGGATTACCTCCTACTACAGTTACTGTATAAGTAGTAACTGAAGGAACTACAATAGTTACTGATCCAACATTTGCTGTTCCAGTAACTGCTGTTGGAGTTGCTGTATCAGATGGTGCTGGAGTAGGTGCTGGAGTAGGTGCTGGAGTTGGAGATGGAGAAGGGGTTGTTGTAACTACTCCAGATAAAGTTATTGTGCCTAACTCACCTCTCATATCCAAACCAACTGTTCTTGATCCTAAAGCTGTTATACCGCCACCTACAGGATCAAAAGCAAATAATCTTGTTGATGCGTCTTCTCCTGTATCTACTCTTGCATCATACAATGCCTGAGGATCAATCGTTGATATTATATTAACATCAAACTGTGGTTGATCTGGATCAAAACACTCAGGACAAACTCTTAAACCATTTCTAGTTTTATTTTCAACCTCATACCTGAGTTCTTTTAGTTTATATGTAAAACCACATCTATCGCATATTCCTAATGCTTTTCTACCTTGAGCATACATACTAATTATAAAAACTATAAGGAACAAATTTTACTGATGCTCTTTCTCTATCAGCATCACTAACTTCATTCCACAATTCTAAATATCTTTGTTTTAACATTGGTATTCTTGGCATAGCTTTTTCTTTCTTACAGGCTATATTATAAGCTAAACCATATGTCATACATGGTATATACCTTGTTGGCACTCCAGCATTATTTGAAGCTGGTTCTCCGGTATCTTCTATTTTTTTAATATAGTAATAATGACAAGTATAAGTTTCTACACCATCAGGAGTATTCCATAATGTTAAAGTAGGAAATGTAACTCCTTTATCTAAATAATATAAACTAGGTTTACCTTTAGATAATTTATTAGCTATATGTGTATATTCACTTACAGAAATTCTTCTGAGATTTTGATCAAATTGTTTTGATGTATCACTAGCATCTGTTCTTATAAAAGCCTCTACTATCTCTAAAACATCTGTGCCTAAATTATAAGATGCTGTGCCTTCTGTTAATGCTTGTGTGCCTTCAGTTATAGTAAATAAGTTAGTGCCTTTGTTTTGCCACTCAAGAAATAATAAATCTAAGGCTCGTCTAGCTGTTCTATAGTCATAGCCTGAACGCATTTCTAGTCCGCATAATTCATATGCTTCTTCAATAATATCAGATAAATCTAAATTAAATGCTGTTGTACCGCTACTTGCCATGCTGTCTCCTAATAGCTTCTTTGCCTTTTTTAAATATACTTACTACTTGATTCTTACCCATAACCTTAGCTCTTTGCTCTCCGACTGTAAGTATTTGTATTTTTCTAGCAAAAGGTTTTTTAATTTTTTTTACTTTTGCAACTGTTGCTCTAGCATCAGCAGGTGTAGCAAACTTAATTCCTACAGTATCTTTTGGATTTTCATCAGTATATAACCTACGACCAGAGCCTTTAGGTTTTTTACCTGTTCCTTTTTTTGGGTCTTTTTTGCTTCTCATTTGTTCTATGTGGAACTTTATTTTTTTTTGATGCTGGTGCTTTTAGTGTGCTTTGTCTAAAAGCAGTTCTTGACATTACCATTTAACTTTATCCGCCCAATAAGCTGCTGACATCTTACCTTTCTTGATGTTCTTACCATGTCTAGCTTTAAAAGATTTTCTTTTAGCTTTCATGCGTTTTGATTCACCTTTCTTAGGTTTACCAGCAGTTCCTGATAATGTTCCAACCTTTTTGCCTTGCTGTCCAAATCTAATAGTTTTTATTTTGTTGCCTTCTTTTGCAACAACTATATGAGATTTTTTAGGATGGTTCGGGGTACGCTTTGGTTTATTATACCCCGATACACCTGCTCTTTTTAATCTCGAGTCTTTAGAAGCTCGGCTCACTACTAAACTCTACCGCCAACCTTTTTCTTAATAACTTCGTTGAAAGTAGGTGTCATTTTAGTATTTTTTCCACCTCTCATTTTTGATGAGTATTTAGTATTCTTACCACCTCTCATCTTTGACGAGTATTTGGTATTCTTACCACCTTTCATTTTTGATGCGTATTTACTTTTTTTTGTCATTTTTTTTCACCTTTTTTGTTGTTGATTTTTTAACAGGAGCTTTCTTAGCAGTGGTCTTTTTAGCAGGGGCTTTCTTAGCTGTAGGCTTTAGTTCCTTTAGCATAGCGTCAGCTTCCTTTTCTCGTATAGGACCAGCTACTAGTTCTTCTCCATTCCAAATTAAAAATGCCGGATCACCATTCATAAAGTGTCCGTTTTCTTCTTTTCTATAAGACATAATTTACCTTAGTCAAATGATTTAATACAATGTAAAATAATAAGATATGTATCTCCAGAACTATGTCCTGTAGTTGTAAGATTAATATCTCCATTTTTACCTGACCCTGATGTGTTTCTTAATCCACCAAAAGGTGAAAAATCTAAAACTCCATCAGTGCTTGGATTTAACTCTAAGCATAATGTATCTGATGATGCGTTCCAGAATAAACCTATTTTAGTAAAACCTAAAATAGAGTAATAAACTTTTAATAACTTCACACCAGTACAAGTTAATCCTGCTACTGAACTAGAATTTAAAGAACTTACATCAACTTTAGCGACAGCACTTTCACCTGTGCCATCGCTAACATTTGTAAGCTGAACTATAAAATCTTTATCACTATCAAGAATAGTTGTTGATGTTACTGCGTCAGCCATAATTTACTCCCAATTAAGATTGGTCAGTAAATGCTGGAGCATCAGCACCTTCTTGATTGCCCCAAATATACCAATTCGTTGAATCTTTACCTAAGATATTGATTTCAAATAAACCAAAGTCAGTTAAAGTAAGAATGGAGTTTGAGTCGCCATCAGCATAAACAGAAACATTATCTGCATTAGAATCTAAATGAATTATTCCACCCAAGAAGAAATTAGTATCTGAACCTGTATCAATAATAAGGTTTTCTGTTTCTTCTGCTGCACCGCCATAAATAAATTTAAAATAAACACCGGCAGCAGGGCTTGGTAATGTAAGAGTTCTATTACCTGTAATAGCTGGAACTACATTGACACGACCACCATTTGCTGTTGCTGTTAGTGTTGTATCTGCATCAGTTAAAGCTACAGGTGTAACCTTCATACCATCACCATCAAAAGTAAATTCAGTGGTTACGGCACCTGTTGTTGAATTTTTTGAAATGACTGTAAAGCCATTTTCGGACCTAACTGGTCCAGTAAAAGTTGAGTTAGCCATTTATTTCTCCTAAAAGAAAATATCTATCATCTTGGCAAAGTCTGCTAGGGCAGTTGATAGACAATTAATAAAATCCCTAGATACGAAAAAAGGGGAGCTATTGCTCCCCTATAAGTTTAGCTTGAACCGGGTGATCCGTAAATACCAAGAGGATCAGATACACCAAATGAGTATCTTTCTCTTGCTTTATATCTCACATTACCAGTATCAAAATCACCATCCATAGAAGTTTCCATGCCTGTTCTATTGAAATGTTTCATTCCATTAGGAACATCAGTGATTAAGTAGAAAGCATTAGTATCAGTGAAATAATGATTTACCATATAACCTTCAGGTATAGCCCCGTTAGTTACGATAGCATTAATATCATTATCTGAGGTACTAGTTCTAAATTGACTTTCTAGTATTCTAGTTGCAGTAAACTGCAAAGCAGATGGAACAAGAAGTCTTCTTGGTCTAGCTGCTATTTTCAAACCTCTTTGATCTTTAAAAGCTGCAATTTCAATAATCGCATTTTCTAAAGAAGTTTCATTAAGGTCTGCTGCTGTACTAGGTCTATTAGAGTTTTTACCTCCATCCACTAAAGGATGCCCATCACCACCAGTTACACCATCACCATCTGCGGTAAATAAGTTTACTCCATCTCCAGATTGGAAACTATTTGTAAACCCATTATTGAGTGGAAATGCAGCTTTGACTTGTTTTGTGTAAGCCATAGCTCTTGCAAGTGCTTTAGTATATCTTGCAGATAAAGAATCATATAAATTATCCTCTATAGCTTCTTCTGTGATTGCAAAACCTAAAGCAATGGTTTCGTGGTTATACCTTGCTGTAAAGCTCTCTTGTGCTGAATCATAAGTGATTGCAGAACCTTCGTCTTTAACAACCGCCTGACCAAATCCACTTAACTGAACTTCTTCCTCGAATGAACGATCTGAATTTTCAGTTTCATAGATCATGGTGTGCTCGTCTTCATACTTTTCATACTCCATCCCAAACAAAGCGTTAAGTCCGGGTAGGAGTTCTTTTAACATTTGTGCTCTTGAAATAGCCATATTATTCTCCTAAATTAAACGCCAGTTGTGTTATCGAGTTGATGTCCTGCATTAAATTTAACAATGACATCGGTGAAAGAATCACCAACAGAACTATCCGGTCCATCTACGAACTGCATAATTCTAAGTGGTAATGTATTGGTTGTAGCAATGGTAGATGAATCTACAGCATTTTTACTACGACCAATCGTAGTGCTTCCTGCGGTTTGAACCACAGCAACATTGTTACCTAAAGCTGTCTGTGCAAGAGAAGCATCTCCTTGCATTTTCATTTCTAGGTAAGGATCATCAACAACATACGCACTAATATCACTTGCTGCTAATGAAGCAGGATATGTCTGTGAGAATGTTTTTTGATTTGTATTTGGATCAGTGTATGAAACACCTACAAATACTCCTATGGGGGTTAATGAAGTAGTGCCGGTGTCTTTTTCAACTGTACCGGAAGATACTATCTTCACAAAATCTCCATAGAATATAGCGGTACCATAACCAGAGGCTATTTTGTAATGTCTAACTTTTCCTGTAAAGGAACCATTAGAACTAATACAACCTACTGGTTCTGCACCTGTTGGGGTAGCTGAACTAGCCATTTATATTCTCCTATAAAGAGTTGTAACAACAGCCCCAAGCAAAAATTAAATATTACTTAGAGCCACCAAATGTAGTCCTACTTTTGCGATCTGGTTTTAACAGAGGCATACGAGGATCATTTTCACTTAAATAAGTGTTATCAACAGCTTCCATTTGTTCCGCAGCCATTTTTCTGTAGTAAGCATCTCTTTGATCCATAAGCTCTTTTGGAGCTTTACAAAGTAATAAACCACCTACTTCTAAATTGCCTTTTTTAGCCCACTCTGAATCCACATCTGTTACTAATTTTAATTCAGGATGATCTTCTGCTTTCACAGGTTCCCATCCTTCTCTAAATTTAGCACTTACATTAGTGTTATTAGCTTGACCTAAAACACTAGTTGCTACCCATCTAAACACCCATCCGTCTTGCGGTGTTGGGCTAGGTAGTTTTGATTGTGGTTCCCATGTTATGGGTCTTGCAGAAGCCTCTCTGGATTCTGTTTCTCTTGCTGCTCTAGTAACTTCTTCGTTTACTTTATTTTCATCTGCCATTATTTATTCTCCGTTTTTGCGAGTTGTTTGGCGTATTCTTCTATTGGTATTCCCAAACGCCTTGCGAGGGACACTTGGGTTGCTGTTAACTGTACTTTGCGAGGCATAGCACCATTATTTCTTGTTGCAGGTGCTACAACATTCGAGGGTTTTTTAGAGATCACAGTTTCTGCTTCTTCTTGAATTTCTTCAGGTTCAGCAGCTACAGCATTATCTTTGCTCTCTAAAACTTTAAAAATCTGTTCTTTGCCTTTATTAATCCTATCATAGTATTCATCAGAATTGGGATGAATACCATCTTGTTCAATTAATTTTTTATGTAACCCCATAATGTAACCAGTAGCTTCTTCATAATCAGGATGTTGAAACCATGTGTTTTCTTGCAACCATTTAGTTGATCTAGGATCAATAGGCACTTGTGGTTGCTGAGGTTGTTGAACAGGTTGCTGTATCTGTTGTTGAGCAGCTTCCTGTTGTCTTTGATAATAAGCTAATTTATCAGAAGCAGATTTCTTATCAACTTGTGCTGCAAGAATCTTTTCATTTGCCTCTAACATTTTATCTGTATTACCAGCTTCGTAAGCATCTTTAAATTCAGATTTGGCTTGCTCTAACTCAGCACTAGACTTAGCTGTGATTTGTCCTAACAAAGCCTCTTCACCTTTATTAATTAAAGCTGATAGTCTTTTGTTTTCACTTTGAATAGTTTGAGCATAATTTACAGCTTCTTCTCTTACTCGTTCGGCTGCTTCTTTTGCTCGTCTTTCTTCGTGAAACTCATATTTGATTTTATCAATGCGTTTCTGAACTTTATCGTTAATACCATCTATTTCTTCTTCTACATCATTAGATGCAGTTTCAGACTTGGGTGGTTTACGATCTTCAGGTGGTCTATCATCAATGACTTCTACTTGAAGTTCAGGATTGTTTTCTTCAGGAGTATCTTTATCTTTACCTATTTTATGTTTTACTCCGAAGAATTTTTCTTCTCTTGAAGTTTGCACAGGTTGTTCTACCTGTTCAACTTCCTGATTTGCGGTATTATTTTCAGACATATTAAATTACCTTTACTATTCCTCTTGGGTCTTGGACAACAGCTTCTACACTATCGTCATTGATTAAACGAAATTCTTTTCCATGCACCATAAATCTAGTGCCAGAATAAGAACGCATAATAATCCAATCGCCCTTTTTACAATAAGGACCATTTGGAAATCTGTTCTTATCTTTATAACAATCATCACCCATTTCCAAAACAAACCCTATGATAGAACCAACTTCTTCAACTCTACGAGTTTCAGATGCCTTAATGATTCCACCTTTGGTAGCTTCTTCAATTTCAGGTAATGCGATTAGAATTTTGTATCCCTTCGGAACAGGGAGTTGTTTAGCTTTGTCTGTTGCTTCAACCTCTTTTGGTTGAATATCTTTTGCAGGTTTTGTCATATTTTCTCCTGTGCACTAGATTAGGTCTAGGTCCTTGCGTCAATGTTGACGATCTACTATTTGTAATAGGTCGAGTATATCTCTTTCTACTAAGGCAAGTCCAGATATTACACCTGTTAAATATCTGTATTCCTCAAAATTTTTACATCCACCACCGGATAAATGATCAGCATGTTCATTCATATGCTCACGAATCTTCTTCTGTATAGCTTCTACTATGTTTTCAGTTGATCCACTCACTCGTTATCCAGTAATGTTTCTGCTATATCTTTGCCTATCTTAGCACCTTCTATTTGTTCTTTGCTAGATATTTTTTTACTTTCTGTAGCAGCTTTTAATCCTATGTTAGCACCAGCTATGCGTTCTTGTGAAGCTATCCTTTCTTTTTCAACTTCAGTGGTTGCTTTAGCTTTTTCTAAATCAAGAGCAATTCTCTCTGCATCAGCTTTCATTTTTCTTTGGACTTCAGCTTGTCTAATGTCTAACTCTCTTTCTCTTTGCTGTATTACAGGGTCTTCTAGTTGCTCTCTAATTTCTTCTTGTCTTTCATCTGCTTGACTTGAAGCTAAAACTCTTTCAGCAGCTTCAGATACAAGTTCTGATAAACGCAGTTCAATATCTTCTGGTAGCGGTTCATCAGGCGGTGGCAATGGTGCACCAAGTTGTTTTTCAATTTCTTTACGATATTGAAAAGCTATGTGTTCTGTTACATGCTCTGTAAACGCAGCTAAGATAGCATTAGCATTAGGGCTTTGTCCTACCATTTCTCTCATCTTAGGATCGTTCATAGCAGCCATGTGAACTTTAATATGTGCTTCGTGATCCTGATACATAAATGCTTTAACAGGTTTTCTATTTAATAAATTCATATTTTCTGATACTGGATCAGTAGGTGCTATCTCAGTTTCAAGTGGAACAATCTTATCTGCATCTCTAATACCTAATACATCAAGCATCTGTCTATGAAGTTCTTCCATGTTATACATTTGTGGTGCTTGTTGTGATAACTGTAGTGCAGCTTGATACTGCATAATCTTTTGTGCTTTAGTAGAAGCATTAGGATCAGATACCGGTATTACATCAACTCTGCCATCAAAATCTTCTTTTAATAACTCTTTACCTTTTATACTATAAGGATATTCTGTAGGTCCAAAATCATAAATTATTTTAGATAATATTCTTAATTCATGTTTCATAGAGTTATGAATCCTGCTTTGCACTGATCCAATAACTTTTAATGATCTTTCTAATAATGCGAGTGTGGTGCCGACTGGAGCCTGATTATTCATGTCAGAGACTTTCATATCAGCTAAAGAAGCAAATCTTCTACCTTCTTCTACAATGTTTTGTAAAAGGGAGTATAAGGTAGTAGATGGTTCCTTGTAGGGGAGAAATGTAATATTATCTTTAATTGCACCACCCGGCACATCCACATCACGAAACTCTCCGGGCATAATAGGAGTATCATCGCCCTTAATTCTTAAACCTCTTGATTTTAAACCACCCGGCAAGTTAGATAGTGTTCCTGCATCTACTAGTTGTCTTAATAAACTTGTAGCAGATTTAGCTATGCCACCTATTAAGTGAACCAATCCAAAGCCATAAAATCCCATTCCGGGCAAGTATTGATAATGAACAAAGTGTTGTCTGCGTTTTTTTAATGGATCATCTTCAATAAAATTTCTGCGTATTGCTAA